CCTCATTCTAGGACCGCTCTCTCGGCTCTCTCCTCGGCGAGAGAGGGTGCCGTAAGTTATTGATTTTACAAGAGTTTTTTCTGTTGTAAATTCGAGTGTCTTATACGATAATTGTTGTATGATACATGAAATTGAACGCTCTGCCGCAGCGTATAGGTCGGCTACAATCACCTCAATTAAAAGCCTGAAATTCGACGCAATGCGCCTCGGATTCGATTGGCCAACAGACCCAAATTACGACACAGCGCCACTCAGTGAATTATCATCATTTCAGTCTGAGGTGCTCAAATACATCATGGATAATTGGGACAATTACACAGGTCCGTACCCTGCGGAGGATGACAAGTGAGATTCGCACACTATATCGTGTCTGGGAATGACAAGTTTGGTGCTCGCCACACACTCTGGCATGTTGGAAATTACATGTACGAAATCGAGTGCCGCAGCACAGGCAAGAAAATCCGCCTCTCGGACACCACTTTCGAACAGGCAAAACGTGTGTTCGAAAGCGTGCTCGTAAGTTATTGATTTTATTCGGTTTTTTACTATTGCGTTTTTCATGTGGAAATGCTATAATATTCTTATGAAATATGAAAATGTTGTGAAAATCGGTGACGTCGTCAAGTCTCTTGACTTCGTTGGTGTTAATGATTGTTACATGGTCGGTCTTGTGACTGCCGTTCTTTCTGATGGCACGTTCCGCGCCAATACCATTAAGCGTGTGTGGCAGGGTAAGGTTGACAAACGATTCCCGTCTGACACTTTCGTTGCTCCGCTTCCTGGTAATTCTTTCTTCGATGATCTCGCTGAAGCAAAGAATGCTGAGCCTCGTGTACAGGTGGTTGCCTAATGAATAAGCCAGATTATGAAATGTTCACCGATGAAGGCAATGCTCTTGTGCACGGTGTCGTGCAGGCAGCGAAAGTCTCGGGCATGCAATGGGATCGCGTCTATTCGATGCTCGAGAAAATCTCAGAGATTGATGGGTTTCGTGAGGCAACTGACACTGCCGTTCGCGACAGCGTCTGGGTTGCTTTGACGACATATGAGCGTCGAGTGGAGAACATCTAATGGAAATTAATCGTCGTCATGGTGGTCCGTATGACCGTGGTTCTGCTGATAGTTACTATCGTCGTCCTCGCCGCCCGCACTTCTTCACAGAGGCAACATATGCCAGTGATGAGATTGAAGAGCGTTTCATGACCAAGCAGCAAATTGCTGAGTACAATCTTGGTTTTGATGACAACGAAGCGTCTGGTTCTTTCAAAGATTGGGGTTGATATGAAAAAGCAAACTGAAACATTGTTGAGTGAAGCAATTGATCTGGTGAATGGCGTTGATCATGTTCTCGCGAACACGATGACGCAGTATGATGTGAGTGCCAAAGATTGCTATAATCTTGCTGAGAAACTTGAGCGTGCGTGTCATCTGCTCTTGGTGATTGGTGATCGCAAGACGCAGGAAGATTTGAATCGAATTCCACTTAACGAAGGAGTGCCGTTCTAATGGGATTTTTCAAGAATGTTGAGATTGATGTCATTGATATGTTTCACAGCGAAGGCATGAAGGAAACTGAGATTGCCACTTCGCTGGGAATTTCTCTGACGCAGGTAAATGAAATTCTCGCAGCGTATGATCGTCGCGATGATGATGCTGATATTGATGAGGTTGTGAGTTATGATGATCTTGTCAGCGAACCTGATGATTCTGATTACAACTCGGAGCATTACTAATGGCTGATACAGATATGTCAAAGATTGTTGAGTTGAGCCGTCAACTTGAAGCAATGGGTTGCGCTGTTGTGGTCTTCACTGAAGAAGAATTGCGTGGTGCCCGACCAGATCTTGTTCAAGATCGTTTGATTGAACTTGGTTGGGATGTGATTGATGTTCTTGCTAATGAACCCGATCAAGATACCCCGACTGAAGAAGATTGGAATTGGGCAATCAAATGAGTGATCCATATGTTGCATATGTTGTTGGGGTGCTTTGCGGTCTTGTCTTGGGAATCTTAATTATGATTCCTGCAAAACGAAAGGGTAGATACTATTATGATGACAAATGAATACCGTCGCTCAGTTCTTGCGCCAAAGCCAAGAGTTGAGTTTGATCCGCGCAATAAGAATCATATGCTTGATTTTGCTCGGTTTGTGAAGTATAATAATTGGAAGGAAGGATGCTCTTACTTCTTGGAAGATCCATATACCGATATTCCGACAATGATTCGTGCTAAAATTGCAGCAGCCGTTGTTGCTACGTTTGCGGAGAAAGTCTAATGGAAATTATTGCATTAATTACTTTTGTTCTGTTGATTTTGAGTTCCGTTTGTTTCATCTATGCTTGGTATCAGTTGCGTCGTGCACAAGAGCATATTCGTGAAGCAATCAAAATTTGTGAAGATGCTGTTCAATCATTGCGTGCAGGGAAGGGTTAATAATGTCTGAAGGTAATTTTGAAGTGATGCCGATTGGCACGATGGAAGAAGTGCGCGAGATGCGCAAGTTTGCGAACGAACTGATTGAACTTGATCGTCAATATGGTATCAATACGCCGCAAGCAATTCGTGCAAAGATTGCTGACATCTCTCGTTTTTATCACTATCATTCTGAGAAGTTTTCTGTAACTGTATGATGATCTATTGCGCAGCGCGATTTAAGCCCAAGAAAAAGCGCAAGCCGAAGGGTGTGATTGCGAAAAAGTATAACCGAAACGCTGCAATTCTCGGAATTGAGGAATTACCAGCGTTGCGATATAGTCCTCGCGTGGGTGCTGATGTTGCACGTTCCATTCAGTCTCTTGATACCAATCGTGCATATACTGAAAAGCGTGAGAGCATGAAGTATACTGGAACTCTTGTCAAGGGTATTGCAACGATGCATAAGTCGAATGCTGTGCCTGTGATTAACGAAGAACAAATGAAGGATATTTCTAGAATGAGACGAGGATGATCGGTAAAGTTCTCTGCTTTTTTGGACTACATAAATGGGTAGGGCTGTGGCGACCAAGTCGCTGCAGTTTTTATCCATTTGACATTTTGGTGAATAAAACTTGTAAGCGTTGCGGGAAAGTTGTTGAGCCGAAACAACCAACTCGCCCATCTGATTCAGAAGAGGATTAATATATGGCTAAGATGAGATTTGAATTTCAAGATGTAATTACTAATGGTGCTTTCTACGATAAGAATTCTACAAAGTCTATTGTCATGGAATTGAACGATGACAATTTGACTCTTCCAGAAATTCTAAACGAGTTTCAGCACTTCCTTCTTGGTGCAGGTTATCATTTTGACGATGGTGCAGAATTAGATGTAGTGCACCCAAATAATTCAAATGATGATTGGACAACTGATGACTGGGATGAAATTGCAGAAACTAATGAAAATGATCTAGAACCATTTGACTCTGAGAAGCCAAGTAAGTATAATTTTAGTGATGAAGAAATTATGGCTGAAGTCATTCGCCTTCGCGATAGCACTCCAGGATTAAGTGAGGAAGGATATGAGATGGCTGCTTGGCACAATCTTGCCAAGAAAGTAGATGGGGAGGTATAAGTCATGCCTGCAAAAACTGGAATTAAAGGATATGGAAAAGGTCGTGCAAAGTTAGGTTCAAAAAAACGTCAAGCACGTCGTAAAAAGAAATGATCGATCTTTTTCTTGGGTTGCTTCTCACAGGTGTGCTCTTCATTGGAATTATTTTTCTGGTGAAGTTCCTCTGTGAAGCATTAGCATGGCTTCATGAGAAAACAAAATGAAAGTCTCGATTGGTAAGTACCCTAAAAAGGGTGAACAAAAGATTTCTGTTCGTATTGATCCATGGGATACTTGGTCTATGGATCGTACACTTGCGCTCATCATCTATCCGATGCTCAAGCAGTTACATAAAACGAATCATGGTGCACCTTGCACTGATGATGACGATGCGCCTGAGCATCTTCGTTCTATCAATGCCAAACCAAAGAAGAATGAATGGGATACAGATGAATTTCACTTCAAGCGTTGGGACTGGATCATGAAAGAAATGATCTGGGTGTTTGGCGAACTTGCTAAAGATCGCGACCCCACTTTTTGCATCAAGAAAGGCAAATACAAGTGGGTCAAGAAAGAAGGCGAAGACTTGAGCGAAAGAGTGACTCTTGTCGAGCCAGTTTATGATATGGAGAAGATGAAAGCATATCATATTCGCAAGAAGAATGCCTTTCGTTTGTTTGGAAAATACTACGAAAATCTTTGGGATTAATTTATGCAACCAGAAATAAAGATACACACAACAAGAAATGGTACTCAGTATGCTCTGTTTGCACAACCTGAGATTATTTCGGATGAAATTCGAAAGAATACCTATTGGAACATCTATAATCTAGAAGTTGCAGAAATTATCCTAAATGAAACAGAAGATAAGAGAGTCATTGATATTGGCGCAGGAATTGGTTCCTTTACCATTCCGCTCGCTTTAAAGTTTAAAAAACATATCTTTGATTCATTCGAGCCTGTTCCAGCAATTAGTGAACAACTAAATGCAAACGTCTTATTAAATCGATTATCCAATGTAAGGTGTCATAGAATCGGTATTGCAGATAAAAACGAGATGGTTGATCATGCAATATTTGATTTGGCGGCAGTCAATCATGGAGCATTTTCTTTTCTAATTGAAAGTTATACGAATCGAAACATTCCAATTCCGAATGAAGTTGATGTGTATGAATTGAGGTCGTTGGATAGTTATAGATTTGGCAATGTTGGTTTAATTAAGATCACAGTTTCTGGTATGGAACTTGAGGTATTAAGAGGATCTATAAAAATCATTGAGAATAATTCTACCCCTCCTCTTATGGTTGAATGTTGGGGCGATGATTGGTATAAAGAACGAAAAGAAGCGATGCTACAAATCATAAAGGATTGTGGATATAAGCAAGTAATGCTTCGAAGAAACTTTATATTTGCGTTTAATGATATTAATATGTTTAAAAAAGTAGAACAACGTATCAATGAACAAATTCCTGGAAGTAAGGTTGTGTTCAAGTGAGAGTTTCAATTATTACGCCTACAACAGGCAATCCATACCTTGCTGAATGTATCACATCGGTAAGAGCGCAAACATATAAGAACATCGAACATATCGTAGTTGTTGATGGTCGCGAAAGATGGGAAAAGGCAAACGAAATCTTATTGGCTGCTGAGTTTCCAAATGGCTCAAATGAGCATGTTTGCGTCTTACCATATCCTACAGGCACTAATCGTTATAACGGTCATCGTGTCTATGGTGCTGCTACTTATTTCGCAGATGGTGATTATCATATCTGGTTAGATGATGATAATGCACTTGAACCAGATCACATCGAAAAATTAGTAAAATTAGTTCAAGAAAAGAATCTAAGTTGGGCGTTTTCGCTAAGAAAGATTATAGATAAAGATAGTAACATCATTTGTTTAGATGATTGTGAGAGTCTTGGTCTTTGGCATTCAATCCTCAGCCCGAATGATTTCTTTGTTGATGTTAACTGTTACTTTGTGAAGAAAGAAGTAGCAGTTGGTATGTCACCTGTTTGGTATCGTAAATTTCGCGAACCAGGTCAGATGGAAATTGATCGCGCTATTGCCTCTGTTCTGATGGCAAAGCAAAACAATCTAAAGTATGATTGCACTCGAGACTACTCTGTTAAATACAGAGTCGGCAATACAGGGCTGTCAGTCCAAGGAGAGTTTTTCCTCCGCGGAAATGAGGCAATGTTAAAGATTCATAACGGAAAACTTCCTTGGAAAAATAATGGCTAAAAATATCAGCAATCATATTCATACCGCAGACCCATACGAAGGTCTAGAGGTTCTTCCCTTAGACGCACAGGGATGGAATTCTACTGGTGAATCGTTCAGTAGTGCAATAGAAGCAACCAATGCAAAGACAATCATAGAAGTTGGCACTTGGAAAGGTGGTTCTGCACTTACAATGGCTGAAGCAGCATTGAAGTTGGGATTTCCAAGAAATGAAATTGAGATAGTTTGTATCGATACTTTTTTAGGTTCGTGGGAACATCATACGTCAATGTCTTCTTTTAAACCAGGAAATGGTGAAAAGAAAAATGGTCGCCCAACCATTTACGAACAATTTCTATCAAATGTAGTGCATAAAGATTATAAAGACATCATCACTCCATTTCCAATTGATTCATACAACGGTGCATTGTGCCTAAAGAATTGGAATGTTTTAGCAGATCTAATCTATATCGACGCTGGTCATGACTATGATTCTGTTTATGCTGATTTTAAACTATATAAAGAAGTCTTGCGCGAAGGCGGATATATTCTTATAGACGATTGGCATCACGGACCAATCAAAGAAGCAGCAAAGGCAGTTTTTGGGGATAGGGTTGATGATTATTATGGGAAGGCTGTGTGGACCAAGTAACAAAATATATTGAAAGAGTCGAGGTGGCTCTTAATTGCGCTAATGCCAATCAAACCAAATTGACTGAGAAGCAACTCAAAAACGTCAAAGGTTTATCTGGACAGAAAATTCGAATTCTTTTGAACGAACTCATCAGAGAAGATACCAACTATCTCGAGGTTGGTACATTTACAGGTTCTACGTTCATCAATGCCATGCATGGCAATAAACCAAAGTCTGCATTTGCAGTAGATTCTTTCTCTGCGAAAGATAGTTGGGAAATGGACATGAAGGTTGATGTTGAGTATTCTGGAATTAATGTCAAGAATGGACTGTTTCTTCACTTCCTAGATAATTGCAGAAAAAATAATATAACAAACTTCACATGTATTCAAGGCGATTGTTTTGATCTGCTTCCACCTGATAAGTTCGACATTCGCGATATCAACACTTATCTCTTCGATGCTGGTCATACAAAAGAAGATCACACTAAAGCAATCACATACTATGTGAATACTTTATCAGATGTTTTCATTTATATTGTTGATGACTGGAACACAGAAGCGGTGCGCGAAGGTACAAGAGCAGGGTTCGAATCTGCTTTTATTAAGGTCCACAAAGAGTGGGAAATATTTGGCAATAAGCAAACAATAGATGGTAACGTCCACTATGATCCTGATTGGTGGAATGGATATTATGTTGCTGTTTGCGAAAAACCATTTGGGTTCGTTTACCCTGAAGAGGATCTTGAAGATAAACCTTTATGGGTAACAATCTCTGGAACTATTGGAGAAATGGAAAATGTTTAATCCGTGCATTGCATCAATATTCATGAGCAATATTGATCAGAAGATTGTCGCGCTACAAAAGCAAGTTGTAGAGAAATATAACGTATCAAAGATCCCACACTATCACATCTACACTGAAGCAAATCCAGGTTACACCATGGATAAACTTGTTGATATGCTAGAACAAAAAGATCATGATGCAATTATGTTCCTAGACATTGATTGTTTACCGTTAGAAAACAATGCACTTAATTACTTCTTCGAAAGAGCGTATATGGGCAAGTTGATTGGCGATGCTCAACGCAGTAACCACATTCAAAACGACCAACATGTATTCTGCGCACCACATAACGTAACATTTACAATCGAAATGTATCGTAAACTTGGCAATCCTTCTTTCATGCCAAATCATCGCGGTGATGTTGCTGAAGAGTTGACTTTCAGAGCCAGAGAGAGTAATATACCTATTGAGATCATAATGCCATTAGGTTACGATGCTCCACCAATTCGTATGGCATGGGAACCGAAAGATTCTCCACCATATTGGGATCTTGCAGATGGTATGCCAAAATATGGTATTGGAACGACTTTCGGTCTTACAAATAACGATGGTACATCATTGGATTTGTTCTGGCATATGTATCAGAGTTTTCATCCAGGACAAAATGAACGCTTTATAAAGAAATGTGAGGATTTACTAAATGGCTAATCGTAGTGACTTTTTTAATGCTAAACTTCCGCGTCAATGGAAACGTATCTTTGCCATGGGTCAAACATATGACTGGAATGGTGATCAGCATAATCGTGGTTCATTAAAACGATTGATGATCCAAGCGCATGCAAGTCATGTTGGATTTAAACTGAAGCGTCACAATACTGAGAATCGTGATGCAGGTGATAGTGAATAATGCATTCTCTAAGAGAACTGAACGACTTTTTGACTTCTAGAGAAATAGAAATCAAAGAGTTTGGTGGATGGTATCTTAAAGTTGGTAAAGATACTTGGACAATGTCGCATGATGTTTTTTATAGAAATGGATTACCACAAAGTCTAAGAGAAAAAAATTTATTTGATTCATACAAAAAGGTAAAACAAAATGTCGAACATCAAAGCAGTCAAACTCGTAAGTGGCGAGGAATTAGTAGTCGAAATTATAAATGAAGAGGGGGATTTAATCACCTTCAAGAATCCTGTTGCATGTGTGATGCAACGTAGTGAGAAGGGACCAATGCTTGGTTTTATGCCATGGATGCAAGCCGCTGATGGTCCATTCACAATTACTCGTGAGAATACTATTGTTGTTACAGAAGTTGCCGACGAAGTGAAAAACGGGTATAATCAAATCTTCGGTGCAGGAATTGTTGTGCCACCAAAAGATTTGATTCTGGGGTAAAGTTTGTCTGATTTTTATACAAATATCTCGGTAGCAGGAAAGTATATCCTCTATCGTGGAGTTGAGAATGACAAAAGGGTCAGACGGAAGATTGAATTCTGTCCGACCTTTTATCTCATTGCAAACGAGAAAACTGAATACAAAACTCTGAGCGGAGAGTTTGTCAAACCAATACAACCAGGAACAATTCCTGAGTGTCGTGAATTTCTTGAGAGGTATGAAAGTGTCGATAATTTTCCTGTTTTTGGTAATAATCGTTATGAGTATTCTTATATTGCCGATACTTTTGGTGATGATATACTCTGGGATATTAATAAAGTTAGCATTGCCTATCTTGACATCGAAGTCGGATCTGAAAATGGATTCCCAGAGCCAAGAAATGCTAACGAGGAAATTACCGCAATTACACTCAAAATTAAAGGTAATTATTTTGTGTTTGGTGTCGGCGACTATAGCAAGCACCGTGACGATGTGCACTATGCAAAGTGCCGAGACGAATCAGACCTCATACGAAGATTTATCGACCTCTGGACAAGATTCTACCCCGATGTGGTCTCAGGATGGAACGTCAAGTTCTTCGATATCCCCTATCTTGTAAATCGTATCACTAAACTCTTTGGTGAAGCAGAATCTAAGAAACTGTCACCGTGGAATCGATATTCTGCGCGTGAAGCATTTGTGATGAATCGCGAACATCAAGTGTATGATCTTGATGGTATCGCAACACTTGATTATATTGAACTCTATCGCAAGTTTACTTATTCACAGCAAGAGTCGTACCGACTGGATAACATTGCTCACGTTGAGTTGGGTGAGAAGAAATTAGATTATTCTGAATTCGAAACACTACATCAACTCTACAAACATGACTATCAAAAGTTCATTGAGTATAATATTAAGGACGTAGAACTTGTTGAGAAACTTGAAGACAAGATGAAGTTGATTGAGTTGGCATTGACTCTTGCATATGATAACAAAGTCAACTACGACGATGTGTTCACTCAAGTCCGCATGTGGGATGCGATTGTTTATAACTATCTGCTGAAGAAAAAGATTGTTATCCCTCAAATGAGAAAGGGATCAAAGAGTTCGCAGTATGAAGGTGCATATGTTAAGGACCCGATTCTCGGGATGCACGAATGGGTTGCATCATTTGACTTGAACAGTCTGTATCCGCACTTGATCATGCAGTATAACATTTCAATGGAGACATTGATTGAGCCAGCGAAGTATAATGATAACATGCGTGGTTTGATTCAAAACTGCGATGTGAACGTTGAGTCACTACTCAATCAACAGGTAGACACTGCAATTCTAAAGCAATTAGGTGTTACACTTACACCAAACGGTCAGTTATTTCGTGTGCAGGAACAAGGTGTGCTTCCCGAGATTATGGACACCATGTACAAAGATCGTACACGCTATAAGAAGTTAGCGCTTGAAGCAAAGAAGAAAATTGAAACTGTTCTTGAAGATAAGAATCAAGTTCACTATCTCGAAAAGCAAGTTGCTCGATATAACAATCTTCAGTTGGCAAAGAAAGTTACTCTGAACTCTGCTTACGGTGCACTTGGCAATCAATATTTCCGCTTCTTCGATATTCGTATCGCTGAAGGTATCACTACAGCAGGTCAGTTGTCTATTCGTTGGATTGAAAAGAAGATCAACGAATATATGAATAAACTTCTCAAGACAAATGATCAAGATTATGTCATTGCTTCTGATACTGACTCAATCTATTTGAACATGGGTCCATTGGTAAAGAAACTTTATCCTGACACTTCTGACTCCAAGAAAGTTATCAAGTTCATGAACAAAGTTTGTGATGAGAAGATTCAACCGTTCATTGATTCTTCTTATGATGAATTAAAAGAATATGTCAATGCGTTCCAACAGCGCATGGAAATGAAGCGAGAGTCGCTTGCTGACAAAGCCATCTGGGTTGCAAAAAAGAATTATATTCTAAACGTATATGATAGCGAAGGCGTTGTATATGCGAAACCAAAACTCAAGATGATGGGTATTTCAGCAATTAGATCATCGACTCCTTCCGCCTGTCGCGCGAAGATTAAAGAAGCAATTAACATTATCATGACTCAATCACAAGATGATCTGCATAAGTTTATTGACAAATTCAGAACAGAATTTAAACAGTTGCCAGTTGAAGATATTTCTTTCCCAAGATCAGTAAATGGTCTTGGCGAGTATGCTGATGCTGCGAATATCTTTAAGAAAGGCACACCAATTCACGTGAAGGGTGCGTTGGTATACAATCACTTCTTGCGTGAATTGAAACTCAATAAACGCTATCAAGAAATACAAGAGGGTGAGAAGATTAAGTTTGTATACCTCAAACAGCCAAATATCTTCAACAATAACACTCTTGCATTTATATCTGCGCTTCCAAAGAAACTTGGCGCTGAACAATATATTGACTATGATTTGCAGTTTGAGAAATCATTTCTTGAACCACTTGATATCATCCTTTCTATAATTAATTGGCAAAGCGAAAAGGTTGATTCACTGGATTGCTTTTTTAATTGAAATAGTGTATAATAGATGTACCCCAAATATGGAGAAATACCATGAGTTTGCTTGAGAAATTAAAGAAAAATACGACGATCAAAGATACTGCGATTCTTGCCAGGTCAAAGTTCTTCGCTGCCAAGGATATGATTCAGACCAGCATTCCTGTTGTAAATGTTGCGTTCTCTGGTGATTTGGATGGCGGCTTCACTCCAGGTCTCACGATGTGGGCTGGTCCATCGAAGCACTTCAAGACTGCATTCAGTCTCTTGATGGCAAAAGCATATCAAGACAAGTACCCAGACTCTGTTGTTTTGTTTTACGATTCAGAATTTGGTACTCCGCAAAACTATTTCACATCTTTCGGTATTGATACTGATCGAGTTGTTCACACTCCAGTGACAGATGTTGAGCAGTTGAAGTTTGATATTATGAATCAACTCGGTCAAATTGAGCGTGGTGAGCGCGTGATGATTATTGTTGATTCGATTGGTAATCTTGCATCAAAGAAAGAAGTTGAAGATGCCCTAGAGCAAAAGTCTGTTGGTGATATGACTCGCGCAAAGCAAATTAAATCCCTGTTCCGTATGGTGACTCCACATCTCACCCTAAAGGACATTCCTATGGTTGTAGTAAATCATACCTATAAAGAGATAGGTCTGTATCCCAAGGATATTGTCGGTGGCGGAACAGGTTCTTATTACTCTGCTGATAACATTTATATTCTCGGTCGTCAACAAGAGAAAGATGGCACTGATCTAATTGGCTATAACTTTATTATCAACGTTGAGAAGTCTCGTTATGTTCGTGAAAAAGCCCGTATCCCTGTCACTGTTCGTTTCGACGGTGGTATTTCTCGGTACAGTGGTCTTCTTGACATGGCACTTGAGTCTGGTCATGTTACGAAGCCAAATGTAGGCTGGTATGCTAAAGTGAATACTGCCACTGGTGAAGTAGAAAGCAAGAAGTGGCGTATGGCTGATACTGAATCGCCAGAGTTTTGGGATAGCATTCTCTCAAATGAAACATTTAAAGAATGGGTACGAACAAACTATCAGTTCAGTTCAGCAGTTGCTGGCAATTTAACCACAGAGGTTGAAGATGATGGTCAAGAATAAAATTCAAGATCTATTTGCTGCTGTTGAGTTTTGGTATGCTCGAAAGTTCATACAACTCGACAAACATTATACTTTCTTTTTTGATTTGAATGGTGCTCCTGGAACGTTCTCAATCAAATTTCTCAAGAAGTATGAGGGTGTAATTATTGAATATGCAAATGTGATGGTTGGAGAAAATGGTCAACTTACCTTTGACTATGATATTATCTCCAATGTAAATAATTGTAATGTGAAAACCAAAAGTTTCGAACGCTTTACTCGAAATGTAATGCGTAGTATGATTTATGGTGCAATTCAAAACGAAGTAAGGGAAAAGAATGAAAACAGAAACACTGATCTTGTCGAATTTGATTCGGAACGAGAAGTTTATGAGGAAGTCTCTGCCGTTCCTCAAGAGCGAGTATCTAACCGAAAGCCACGAAAGAAAGGTATTCGAAGAAATAAAGCAATTCATTCTGAAGTACAACAGTCTGCCTCCGATAGCAGCACTAGAGATCAGTCTTAAAGAATCAAGCAAACTCACTGAAGTTGAGTTAAATAAGTCTCTTGAACTCCTGAAGGAAGTAGCGAGTGACAAATCAGAACAAAAACTCGAATGGCTTCTTGACACAACTGAAAAGTTTTGTCAAGAAAAAGCGATATACAATGCTATCATGGATTCCATTCAGATCTTGGATGGGAAAGATCAAAACCGTGGCAAAGGAAGCATTCCTACTCTCTTGTCTGATGCTTTGGGCGTTAGTTTCGATCCTCATATTGGTCACGACTTTCTGGATAATTACACTGATCGCTACGATTTCTATCATCGTATCGAAAAACGAATCCCGTTTGATCTTGAATACTTCAACAAGATCACTAAAGGAGGACTTCCGCAGAAAACCCTTAATATTGCTCTTGCAGGTACTGGCGTCGGCAAGTCTCTTTTTATGTGTCATGTGGCTGCTAGTTGCTTAACACAAAACTATAATGTTCTGTATATCACTCTTGAAATGAGTGAAGAAAAGATCGCTGAAAGAATCGACGCGAATCTTCTAAACGTCTCTCTTGATGATCTCATGAACATGCCGAAAGACATGTATGAGAAGCGTATGGGTAAATTGAAAGAAAAGGTCAAGGGCAAGTTGATCATTAAAGAATATCCAACTGCCTCTGCCAATCCTGCTCACTTCCGTGCATTGATTAACGATCTTGCACTCAAGAAAAACTTCCGTCCAGATATTATCTTCGTTGACTATCTAAATATTTGTGCGTCAGCGAGAATTAAAGCAGGTGCGAATGTCAACTCCTATACCTACATCAAGGCGATTGCAGAAGAACTTCGTGGGCTTGCGGTGGAGAATAATGTACCGATTTTTTCGGCTACTCAGACGACTCGATCTGGCTTTAGCAACTCGGACCCTGGACTAGAAGATACTTCTGAATCGTTTGGTTTGCCAGCCACCGCTGACTTTATGTTTGCGTTGGTGAGTAACGAAGAACTCCAGCAATTGAATCAAATGCTTGTGAAGCAATTGAAAAATCGTTATAATGATCCAAATCTTCATAAGCGATTCACAGTTGGTGTTGATCGAGCCAAGATGAAACTCTACGATCTCGAGCAGAAAGCCCAAGATGCAGTAATGCAGGAAGCCGAATCAAAACCTGTATTTGATCGCGGAAAACGATCGACAGATAAATTTAAAAATCTGAAGGTATGAAGTTAGACAAGATTCAAAAGAAAATCGATAAACTCGCACTCTCATGGGTTGGCGAGAAGTCTGTGCCTGCAATTATTCGTGGCTTAAATCAATCTTTTTTAAAGTCAATTATCTATTTTACATCTAACAGATATGATGAAGAATACTTGGAACATCATTCTGTGATTGTCTCTGGTCAGTATTGCCCTCGAATACTCTCAACAATCCCAGAAAATATAATGATCACGCTTTCTTTTCCCAAAAATAAGAAGAAAGTGACGATAACAGACAAAGAATCTCAAAATCTTGCACTTAAAATTGCTCGAGCCATACATCACGAATATCGCCACAAACATCAGCAACGTGGACGAGGGTATGTGTATACAAAACAATACTCACCCAAAAAGAGGCAGAATCGTTTGAAAGTGATGTACTATGGAAATCCAGACGAGGTTGATGCTCATGCCTACGAAACTCAGGCTGAGAAACTCGATATAAATAAATTAAGAAAGGCGCATAAAATTGGCTGGAGAGAATCTGAAGCCATTTTTATGTACCGTTTGCATTTCCGCAAAACTGATCCAAAAGTCTGGAAACGATTTCTGAAAAAGGTTTATAAGAACAATGGCAGAAGAGAAAGATCCAACACAATATGAGAAACAAGTTGTAAATTATATAAACAATTTTATAAAGAAACAAAAGTCTCCGATCAATATCATAGTAGATGGTATTGGCACATTCAGAATGATTGCTGGGGCGATTCAAGTCGATTCAAGCATCAAGAGAAAGGGTGGTGTGACTGCGGATCCTAAGACTGACATTATTCTTTATAAGGATAAGAAAGATCTATTTTCTCAAGAGAACATATACATCTCTCATAAAAAGGCTGGAGGTCCAGAGGTCTTCCAACAGTATGGTGGAATAACTGAGAAGGCAGGAAACGAAATATATAATCATGAGGAAGTTCAAGACTTTTTGAAGAATACAGCAAAATATGTAGATCCTAAAAAAGGATTGACGATTCCCGTATTCAGACCAATCAAAGATAAAACATTGATTTGCAAATCTATTTTTGGTC